AAATGATTTAACTCAGCTCCTTGAGCAGGATTAATAAAAGGCATAACTTTTAATTTTTAATGTTTAACTTATTTTATTTGGATTTCTCCCAATCTTTACTTTAAAGTCACTAGTTGTATCACCGCTTATTGCTCTCACTCTCATGCCACCAGCTTCAACAGTATCACTGTGTGTAGCGTTAGGCGTCATGTCAACATTTTTAGCTTTTGCCATTTGTTCTTCTATAGCATCTGCTTTACCTTGTTGATAAAAATGATTAGCAACTAAATCAGGGTTCATAGCCGTAAACAAAGATTTATGATAACCTTTAGCATTAGTAATTTGATGAGTTTCTTTATTAGTAAATTTATTCACAAAATTATTAATATCTGTTTGATTATTTTTAATCTTATCGGCGTTACCAATATTTAATCTAAACTTTTTTTCACCGACTTTATATTCAAAACCTTTGAATTCGTCGTTAAAAACTTCTTCAGTTTTTTTGTGAAAAACTTCTTGATTTCTCTTAGTAACCTCTGCGTCTTTATTGTATCGATTAAAAAAGTCCATAGCTTTTTGTTGTTCAGGATTTAATCTTGAACCAGCTTTGACTTCATTGTAATATTTGGACTTTTGCCCGTCCAAGTGGCTTTTGGCATTCGCAACTTGCTCTTTTAATGCCAGTTTTTTTCTTTTTATTTCTTTTGGATCATCTTCTTCTTCATTGTAAGAATAAAGATCTTCCATAATAAATACTCTTTCCTCATCATTAAGATGTGGTTTAGTTTGTTTAAAGTACTCGCTCAATAATTCTGTATCACTCATTTTTGAGTAATCTTTATTTAAAGCGACATAATCTTCTAACGTACCACCAGTTTCATTAACAAAGTCTACAACTTTTTGTATGTTTTCAGGTAGTTCTACTCCAGTTTCTTGAGACTCAGTAATAGCTTCTTCAACTTCTTGTTTGACTTCTTCTACTTCATCAGTAATATCATCAACCGTTATTTCAGTAACTTCTTCTACAGGCTTTTCCTCTTTAACTTCTTCTTCAACCTCAGCAACTTCTTCTTGCTTTGGCTCTTCTTCTTTATTATTAAGTTTAGCCCACTTGTCTAAATCAACTTTTATAGTACCATCGTCTTTAACTTCGTTAATTGACTCTTTCTTTTCAGGTACTTTTTCTTCAACCTTTTCCTCAGCTTTTTTCTCAGGAATTTTATTACTAGGTTGTTCTTCCACTTTAGGTTCTTCAACCGTTTTTGCTTTAGTAACGTCTTCTATTTTGACGTTATCAGCTTTCTTTTTTCTAGCCATAATATAATATTATATAATTAAACAAATTTATCTAGGGTCAAAAGCGTTCATGCCAAAACCACCACCCATTGTATCATTACCAGATGATTCAAAGTTTTGAGGTTTTTGGCCTGTGTTCTTTTGCTCTATTAATTGAGACTGTTGATTAGCAGCTTGTGCTTGTCTCTTATCTTTTCTATTTTCTTTTACATTTTCTTTTTGCATGTTAGCTCCAGTTTCTGCTTGCTTTAACTGCATGTTTAACTGAAACTCATGATTCATTAATTCTCTTTTTAGTTTAGCTTCTTGAGCCATTCTTTCAAGATCCATGCCGTGTTTACTCTGCTCTAGTTGTATTTGAGACTGAGTTACAGCTTGTTGCTTTTGTGCTTCTGCCTGCGCAGCAACTTGTTGCGCTTGAGCGTTAGCTTGAGACTGAGCTTGTATGTTTTGCTGTTGCATCTCTTGATCAGTTTCTTGTTTCTTTTTACGTCTAACTTTTAATAACTGATTAGCTAACTTAACATTTTTAATATTTCTAATATCTATTGCGTCTTCTAAAAATATACCATCTTTAGATAAAGCTACTTGAATATTATTTTCTAACATTTGTTTTTCTTCTTCATCTGGTGATAATTCTAAAAATATACCAAAGTCATACAAGTGTAAATTAGACATTTCACTTAATGTAGCTACATTGTGATTACCTATTTTTTGTATAAACGCTTCTTTTGTAGGTGAGTATTCTATAATATCAGATATTCTTAATGATAAACACTCACATAATTCAGCTGTTAAAAACAAACCTGCTTGCAGTATATGTCTTGTAGCGGTATTACTATTAGCAGCTGCCATTTTTTGTATACCAACAAGAGCTTTCGCGTCAGGCGTGCTAGCATCCCTTGCTTCATTTAACCCGGTCACGTCTCTTATCATTTGCAGATAATAATTGTATGTTTGTATGAGTGACTGCATTTTAGCCCCACCGTTACCAGATTGTATCTCCTGAATAGGAACTTTACCTGGGTTCATATCTCCGTCAGACGTAAATGATCTACCTATAATCGAACCTGTTTGGAAAAACATGTTAAGCGCCTCTTGTGGATTATAGTTAGTACCATTACCTAAATCTATTTCAGCCAAGCCATCAGCATCTAAGTATATGCCGTCAGGTACCATTCGCGAAATTACTTGTTGTAGTTTTAAGTGTGTTATCTGTATCATGTCAGCAAAAGTAGTTATTCTACTAACTAATGATTCAATTTTACCTTTATACATACGTGGAGCCACTATTTGATAATTCATTTTAACTTTAGTGTAATCACTCTTTGGCCTCATCATGTTCTTAGCCATATTCCACTGTAATAGTTTTTTAGTACCTAATACTAATGCTCCTTCGTATAATACCTCTATTTGTTTTGAGAGTTTGCCAAATCTTTCTTCTAGTAATTCATTAGGTGGATTGAAAGCATCGTCTTTCATTATAACTTTACTAGCGCCAGTAGCTGTATCTTTAACTTTATAAACTTCATTCATATAAGTTTTATAATTAAAGTACAATATCTGAACTTGATTTCTATCTAAATTAGTAGACTCAGCCATACTTCTATTATAAAAACCTGTTGACTGATAACCTTGTTTACTCATTTCCTTTAAATCTCGATCACTTAAGTTAGGAAATTGTTTTACTAATTCATTTATAGGTACTGTTTTTATTTCACCTACATAATATATATCTTGAAAGTATGGATCTTCTGTATATGAATAAACTATATTAGCTGGATCAACATATTCTACTTTAACGCCTTCAGACTTTGTAAAATGATTTTTAATACAACCAATACCTAAAACAGTTAAATCATAATTAACTCTTTTTCTTGTTAACTCATAATTGTTACCTTCTAACAAAGTATTTAATGCTTGCTCTTCTGCTAGCTCAACACTTTGTTTATAACTAAGCTGCATATGTAACGCTAGCTCTTCTTCAGTATCAGGTAGTTGATCTGGTGGTGTTGAAAACAAATTAACACCAAATGCTTCTTGAGCAAAAGCATTTAATTCTCTAGCTTTCATATCAGCTATAATCTTTTCCATGTATTGTGTTCTTTTACTAACACCATACGGATCTTGTGAATAAGCTTTTATATCAAAAGTTCTTTCTGATATACCATTTACTACTATATCTACAAACTTAGGTATAATAGGTACTGGTTTCCAGTCTAAATTAAGATATGATAAATCACCGTTTATAGATAATTCATCTTTGTACTTTTGTATTGCTTGTTCTCCCCTTGCGTATAATCGTAATTTGTGATAATTATTTTGATTACTGGCAAATCTATTTGTACCAGAATCTCTCTTCATCCACTCTTGCTCTATAGCTTTACCGACTTTTAAACCAAACTCGGCACTTGCTTTCTCTGCGTCACTAACTACTTGACTAGGAAAATAATGATTTGTAACTGACTCAGCCATATTATTTTTCTATTAGTTTTGAGTGATAGCCTTTATTTTTATATTTAGCTATCTTTAAATTAATTTTATCTTTTTCTATATTTGCTCTTGGATTATATAAATGTCTATTGCAACCCATAATAGCTAGACCACTACTAATAGTTGCATCAAACTTTGTTCTTCTTGTTATATCAAAACCAGCCCAATCATTTAATGTATTGTTAAACACCATGTTACCATAAGTGCCGTCTGATTTTAAACCAACGTGATCGTTGATATACATTTCAATAGCAGCTGCATGAGCTTGCTTTATATCTTCACTAGAGTTAGGCATACCGCCTACTTCTTTTTCTGCTACAGATAATTTATTCCATGTCTTATCTGGTCTGTTCATAGAGTAACCTCTATAACCTCTTCTTTTTAAATAGTACAATAATCTAGGTTTATTGTTCTCTGCTAATATTGGCATGCCATAAAATATTAATGCCATTAATACATCTTCAAAAAATATTTCAGCAGTTGCTGGTCTAGCAATATATTCTAAAAAGAAATGATTAGCTGGAGCGTCTTCCATACTAAATTTTGTTAAACCGTGTAAAGCACCTTTAGATCCTTTACCATCAACCGTACCAGATATATCGTAACTATCACAACCAAAAGCACCCATGTGCTCATTGCCTGGGTATTTAATACCATTTTTAATTACTATTTTATTTTGTAAATTTTTTGGAGGTGTCCATGATATATTAAATCTACCTTGTTGATTTGGTAAAAACATAACACTTGTGTCTTTTACACCACTTGCCCATTGAAAATTACCTCTAGTAATATCATTTGATGGTTCGTTTATATCTATTTGCTCGTATATCCTAGCTAAATTAAATATACTATTTTTAGTTTCATCTCTGAAAGCATGTTCTTCAGTTCTTGGAAACTGTCTATAAAACTCGTTTAATGCGTCTTGATCATTACGTAGACCATCTGCTTCATTATCCCAATGATCTATAACACCTATATCTATGTAATCACCGTAGTGGTCAACAACCTCTTCTGTCGGCGTGTCGAAGACAGGTATTCCATAAGTATCAATGAATCCTTCGTAGTTCCATTCCATAGGTATGAACAAACTATATAATCCCGAGCTAGTCTGTCCGTTGCGGTTTCTTTTTGTAACATCTGAGTCATAATACAGTTTTTTAAATTCACTACCACCTTTATCAAGAGCATTACTCGTTGATCCCATCATACACTTACCTATAATCTTACTACCTAACCTTAATGTTGTTTTTGTTACACGCCAGTTATTTAATATATTGTTTGGTCTTTCCCACTTACCACTTTCATCATGTACTAACAGTTTTAGCTTTTCACCATCATAACTGTTATCACCAGTATTTTTCCAGTCTATCGTTGTATCAAGACCTGTTAACTCTTCTGGTCTATCACTAGAAACAATATTTCTTCTTGTTAATTTACTAGCTGGTACTCTATATGCTAGTTCTGTTTTAGGTCGATCCATACCGTCCTGTATTGGTTTAAAGAAGAAAGGATAGTTTACTGATATAGGTACTACTTTATCTGTAAACATCTTTTTAGCATCTGGTCCTGATTTAGATAATATACCATATCTACTATCACTTGATATAGTAGCTAAATTAACTACTTCACCTGATGCCATAAACGAAAAACCAGATCGTCTATTTTTTAAATAACACATACCGTAGCATCTGTTATCAGCTTTGCAGGCTTCCCAAAACAAAAAGAATAATCTATTTGCTTCTCTAAAATCAGGATTACCTACATCTATTTTAGACCATTGGAGATACATATAGTGAGTACCGCTAAGATAAGTAGCAACACCCTTGTTATAAAACCAGAAACCTCGTTCTCTTCTTTGAAACTCATCTTCAATGTAATCTATGTATTTGTTTTTAAAATCTTGTGGGTACTCTTTCCAATCAAATATAGTTTTTATTCTTTGTAATTCTTTTGGATATGGTGTAACCTCCCATTTATCAGTCTTAAACTTATGAATATTTTTAGGCTGTTTTGGCAAAGCAATATGTAAATTCTGTATGCTATACACATCGCCTATAGTACCATCTTTACTTATAACTACAACATCGTGTTCTTTGTTGTAACCGTATTTCCAAGCCTTCTTCTTGTTAAGCCTCTTAATTGTGTTTGTTTTAATTGGCGTAACAATACTATATAATTTTTGTTCGTACATTATTTAGATCTTCTTTCTGCAAAACCAGAAAACGATTCAGTTTTCTTTTCTTCTTTAACAACACCATCAATCATGTCTTGTTCTGCTTGTATTCTATTTAATATTTCAAACGCATCAAATATAGCTAGTTTTTTTGTAGCTGCAGCATTTTTTAATCTATCTGCAGATACATCTTCTTCTGTATCTACAATTTCTTCCTTAGCAACTTTAATTAATTCATCTACAGCTTTATACCCAGCTTGGATTATATTCTTTTTCTTTTCCTTGATATTCATATTTAATTGTAATTGCTTTGGTTAATACTCTATATAAGCGCTCGCCGTTTATTATAAACTCATATTCGCTTCTTGGTGTAAAACCTACTAAATCACCAGCTTTTAAATTTTTTAAAAACTCATGATTATTTGTGTATTTTAAAATACCCATTAAAGGTTGCTCTTTATCAATTGTAAACTTATCAAACGCATGTATTGGTTTTACCCAGCAGTATTCATCTACAGATTTCCATATATTATTTGATTTATATAAGTACACTTGATCTTGTTGAACAAAGTATTTATCTTCTTCAAAATAACCTTTGCTGTTTTGTTCAACTCCTCTTATATCCTTCCACCTTCTAAACACGTTGTGGTGAACGATTATTTCATCGCCCACCTTAATATTCGTGTTAACACCTTTTGGAACAGATAACACAATAGCGTTTCTGTTTACGTTTTGATGTGTAAAGTTCTCAGTATTAGTAATAAGTGATTTATCACCTATTTTTTTTACATTGTTATATCTTGACTTTACTGGTTTTACTATAAAATAATAAAGACCTTGCATTAATACTCTAAGTTGTATTCTACTGCTATAGCCATATTTTTATTAAAATCTTTCCAAGGTATAACCTCGTTTTCTTTCTTAATAAAAATTCTAAACTTATCGTCTTCTTCAACAATACAGTCTATTGTGTGACCGCCATATACTTCCTGACTAACAGAATAGTGCATAGCTTCATTTTTATAGTCTTTGCCTATACTAATTTTTCTTATCAGGTGATCCATCTTCTCTTTGTCTTAGTAAGCCAGTCTCTATGTTAACGACAACATTGCCGTATTTCTTTTCAAGCTCAGCTTGTATTACTGCTAGTTCTTGCTGTGTATTTTGTATTACAGCTACAGCATTTGTTTTTTGTACTTCCAAACCACCGATCTGCATTTGAGCATTGTTAATGATTTGTACTTTTGTTTGCAGACTTTTTAATTCAGTGTCTGTTACTTTTAGGTCTTTTGTTTTTTTCGCCATGTTATTTAATTTAATTTCACTTTTATATTATTACGCAATTGTCACTATTTTTACTTCTTCACTGATCTATCGTCTATAAACCAGTTTTTATATGTATCTCTTTTAGCACATATATAGTCAATATAGTTGTCAACTTTTGCTTTCCAGTCTTTATCTACATCAGGATTTATTATACCTGACTTGTAGTTTGAAAACGTTTTATTTATAAACTTCTTAGCATTTTTTTGATTATAAAATAACCAGTTGTTTATACAGTAAAACGATCCTCTTTGTATGTTATTCCATACGTCTATTGGTGATGTATATTTACCTAA